TTATGATATCGTTTTCATTTATTTTTTAAGAGGTGCCAAAAATGATCGATACTAATAGCTTGACTTTCCAAGAAATCTTTCATAAGATAGAAGTCACCCTTGAACTTACCATTGTATATGTTAAGCCTGAAATGGTTCCTCATCTATATGAGTTTGAGACAAAACAATTACATCCTATGCCCGATGGGTACCTTGAGTATGATGCAAAAAGGTTTTATAGGAAAGCTGCATAAAGAAAGTTTATAATGATTGAGAAGACAATCCTCTCACACTTGATATTTAATGAAGCTTTTGCACGGAAGACTCTTCCCTTTCTCAAGGAAGAGTACTTTCAAACACAACATGATAAAACAATCTACAATTTAATTAATGAGTACGTAAACAAGTACAATAGCACTCCTACCAAGGAAGTGCTATTCCTTGAGTTGAATAATAAAGATGGTATGTCAGAGTCTGTGTTCAAAGACTCTAAACGATTGATTGAGGATCTACAAGTTGACAATACAGAAATTAAGTGGCTACTGGACAGCACCGAGAAATTTTGCCAAGAAAAAGCTATCTATAATGCAATTATGGCTTCGATTAAGATACTTGACGATAAAACAGGGATTAGCTCCACAGGAGCTATTCCGACTCTTCTTAGCGATGCTCTTGGCGTGTCTTTCGATGTCTCTGTGGGCCACGACTATTTTCTTAATTCTGATGATCGATTTGATTACTATCATCGTAGGGAAGAACACATTCCTTTCGACATTGACTACCTCAATAAAATTACAAAAGGAGGATTGGTTAGAAAAACTCTTAATATTGCCTTGGCTGGCACGGGTGTTGGCAAGTCTTTGTTTATGTGCCATTGTGCTTCAAATAATCTAACGCAGGGCAAGAACGTCCTTTATATTACAATGGAAATGGCTGAAGAGAAGATTGCAGAGCGTATCGACGCAAACCTTCTTAATGTCACTATTGATGAGTTGTCTGTCCTCCCTAAAGATGCATACGATAAAAAGATCAATCGTATCAAGGAAAAGACTGTTGGTAAGTTGGTGATTAAGGAATACCCAACTGCATCTGCTGGTTCAGCACATTTTAGGCATTTGATTAATGAACTTAGAATCAAACGGAACTTTATTCCTGATATCATATACATTGACTATCTTAACATTTGTAGTTCTAGCAGAATTAAGTCTGGTTCTAATGTCAACTCTTATACATACATCAAAGCAATTGCCGAAGAGCTTCGTGGCCTTGCTGTTGAGTTTAATGTTCCAATTGTGTCTGCTACACAAACTACCAGAGGTGGGTATGGCAATTCTGACGTTGAGCTTACCGACACTTCGGAATCTTTTGGTCTACCTGCCACAGCTGACTTGATGTTTGCATTGATCGCAACGGATGATATGGAAGCGTTAAATCAACTTATGGTTAAGCAATTGAAGAACCGTTACAATGATCCAACGATCCATAAAAAGTTTGTTGTGGGGATTGACAGAGCCAAGATGCGTCTCTATAATGTTGAGGAGTCAGCTCAGACATTAAATGATGAAGCTCCTGTATTCAATAAGACTGTGTTTGGTCAAGGGGTCGATGATGAAAAGAAAAAGCGATTCAAGGATCTGACGATATGAAAACCAACGAACAAGCCTATGAAGAATTCGTGGCTGATATTATACTGACTTATTTTGCAGAACAGCTCAAGGCTGGACGAACATCATTGATGGAATCTGAGATTTGGCAGATGCTTGGGTTGGAGTTGCCTGAAGATCACGAGAATCGCAAATTCATGTTGAAACAATATAGCGACAACGTGATTCCATTCCCAACCAAAAATAAATTAAATTAACTGTTGCTTTTTTTATTAAATTATCATATATTGATAATATGAACAAAGCAAGCGCGACGAAAATAACAATTTTATCGACCATCGTGGTAGCTGGGGTCATTTCGGTAGTGAGCATTTCACAATCGAAAGTGACTCCAGTTTTTGTTTCAGAGCCTGTTGTTTTCACACAACCAGTAGCAGTAACACCTGTTGTTAGCGTGGCTATTAAGGAAGTTGAGACGGATCTCGAGTGTCTTGCCAAAAACGTCTATTATGAGGCAGCTTTTGAGCCTTTGAAAGGCAAGCAGGCAATCGCTCAAGTGACGTTAAACCGCCTTAAAACAGGCCGTTGGGGCAATACAGTTTGTGACGTAGTCTACGCTCCTTCGCAGTTTTCCTGGACTTTGAAACCAGACAACCACAAGCCTCAAGGCAAGGAATGGATTGAAAGCCAGCAAGTTGCATACGATTTCCTTGAAAAAGGTGCTCGTTTGAACTCGCTTAAAGGCAGCATTATGTATCATGCAGATTACATCCATCCTCCAATCTGGGCAAACAAGAAATATAAAGTAGCGCAAATTGGTCAGCATATTTTTTACAAAAAAGATGTAAAAATTTAAAAAAACCTGTTGCTTTTTTTATTAAATTATCATATATTGATAATATAGAAACACACAGAGGAACACACACATGGCCACTCGTTCACTAATTGCCCTTGATAACACTGGTGTTTTCACTTCAATCTACTGCCACTGGGATGGCTATCTTTCCGTAAACGGCAAGATCCTTTTGGAAAACTACACGGATATCAATGAGGTAGAAGAACTGCTTGATTTAGGCGATCTTTCTACGCTTGGTATTTCCCTTTCAGAATGTAAGCCTTTTGCTAAAGAGACCAATGAATTTGCCAAGGATTTCAGCTCGTTACAGAATCTTCTGGTTTATTTCCACAATTCCGATTGTGAAGTTCTGTATATTTTCAATGGTTTTGGTTGGGAATATATGACGAAAGATATGGATCAACCCTTGCTGATGGTTCCTTCCGATGTCAATCCCAAGAAACAAGCAAATCTGCAAGATAACTCGTTCAAATTTCACTAAAAAATTGCCACCGATATTACAGGGTTTTTTGTAGACCCTTGATATTAGTGGTGTTTATTTTCATTTGGTCGAGCAGAATTCAATAACCTATGCAATTGTCCACCTGCTAAAACAACATAAAAAATTTCCCTGTAATATCAAGGGCTTTATTTTTCCTAGATTTTTTAAAATAAGTGTTGCCTTTTTAATCGATATCTTGGATATTAATAATATGAGCAATGGAGAGATACAAATGCAAACCACATATTTGGTTACGGAAATCCAGAAAAACAAGTTCACAAACGCAAGTGAGCGGTATGTGATTGGTGTTTTTAGCAATGAGCAGGAAGCAGAAGAAGCCCGTAAGGTCGCTACCATGCGTTTGCTCCCAGAGTTCGTCAACACGGTTTATTTTTCAATCACGGCGATGAAATTAAATAAGCTGTATCAATAAAATAACTGTTGACTTAATATCCAAACCATCCTAATATTATAATACAGACAGACACACACAGGAGTTACAAAATGTCTAAGGTAGAAATGGCTCGTAAGATTGTTGATTCGAATCCTTCTCTTGACCGCAAGGGCTTGATTGAGGCTTTCATCTCTCAGTTGAACATGACCAAGGCTGGTGCAACGACTTATGCATACAACCTAACCAAAGGTGATGCAAAGGCTTCGAAGCCTTCTAAGGTTGCAAAGCCTACTCGTGAACGTACTGTCACAGAGATCTCTCGTTCGCAAGCTACCAAGCAGTCGAAAGAAGATCGTCTTGCTATGATGAAGGAAGTGTCTCGTACGAACAAAGCTCTCGAAGCTGAATCGTTGAAACACTCTCGTGAAGAGATGCAGGCAGAGATTGATGAGTATGTTGCAGAGGCAACTGCTTACGTCAAGACGCTGTCGGCTCCTTCTCGCAAGTTCATTGGTATGGCAGAATGAGGAATTTAGTTCTCCTCGCTTTGAAAGATGAGGCACCTTCCCTATTCACAAGACCCAATGTGTTTGAGATTGGAGTAGGGAAGGTAGCATCTGCTATCAATACGACACACCTAATTAATAGCTACAAGCCAGATCGAATTATCAATCTTGGCACAGCTGGTTCAAAAAGCCTTAAGCCTGATTTGTATCGTGTGAATAAAGTTATACAGCACGATGTTAATTTGATGGCTTTGGATCTTCCTCCTGCTGTTAGCCTGAAAGATAACCATACGATTATGTATATTCCAGGAGATGGGTATACGTGTGCCAGTGGTGACTTGTTTGTAACCGAATGGGACAAGATTCGTATCAGTTGTCACATGATTGATATGGAGGCTTACAGTGTCGTTAGGGCAGCTATGGTATCGGAAGTTGAAGTTGAGGTATGGAAGCACATCAGCGATGCCGCCGATGACAATTCTAACACTTCTTGGGAAGAAAATATTGCGATTGGTGAAAAAAAATACCTAGAAATTCTAGAAACACTAAACGTAGAAGGTTTTTGATTATAAATAGATTTAGAAGGTCTTAGGATCTTTTTAAATCTATTTAAGGGACTAAAATGAACTCGACGACTTGCATGAAACATGAACCTCGCTTTAGCAATAACGGACAGCTATCTCCGGTTGCAGGCTCATGGACATATATTGTTGAGGAGCGCATAATTTAACAGGATCATAAAATCCAAAAGTTAAATTAAGCGCTCAGGGAAACCGGAGCGCTTTTTTGTTGCCTTAATTAAAAATATATCGTAGATTAAGACATGATGTTGTTCCATGTGTATAAGAACAACCCCTGACTGGTACTGGCACCAAATGGTCGCAGGTGGTTTCCAGCAGGGAGAAGAAGATAACGAAAGTTATCTCTTCATGGATACTACACAGGGTACCGTACATGGACGCATGTACTAATGGATGATAGGGCCATCTTGCCATCCTAATACAACCTGATCAATGGCTGAGGAAGGGAAGCACCCGACTCCAAAATTCGATTTTATGTAGTATCTTTGAAGAGATAATAGTTGTATCTTAATGAATATCATAACCAGTTTATAACTGGCCCATGGAGGATAAGAGGTAACTCAAAGGCGGTTCGAATCCTGCTAGGTTTTGATCAACTTGTCGCGCTGGCAATTGTACATACGTCAGAGATAGATCAAACCATGATGTTCTTTTAGATACAATTGTTGTTTCGCTTATACAGAATACTATTATGCTAGCGATAATAAGCAAACAGTTCTGGTGGAAGGGTGATGTATGAGCACCGCAATGACGGGAAGCGGCTGATCCTGAGGTTGGGTTCGATTCCCATGGTTTGTGTATTCTGTATAAGCGTAACAACAGTTTTGGACGGTATTGGCTAGGTGCTGATATCTGTATTCCCTGGCAGGAATACGAACGAGGGATGCCAGTCCCTCTAGTAGCCAATTTAGTTCCCGTATACGAAGAACTGATGTGACCCTAGGATAGAACATTGGTGAAGTATATTGAGGGGAGAGCCTGTCGGTGGGCTAAGTAAAGTACACCGACATTTATTGTAGCAGTATGGCACTGCTGGTGAAGCACCTACGGAGATGGTAGGAATGCAGACGGGCCTCCTGCCGGTCTAACAAAACAAATGCCAAATATTGGAGAGTGCGTGCTTATAACAGCAGTTACCGAGACTGTTGTTATTATAAATACTCAAAAGGAGAGTAATATGGCCCGTGCTTTGAACCCAAAAAACCAATATGGTGAAAGAAGAAAAGATGAGGATGTGTTTGTAAAGAATTCTACATATGCTCGTCACAAATTAAAAGAACGAATAATAAAACAAAAAATGATAGATTATTGTTGTAGTATTTGTTTTAATATTGGAATATGGTTAGATAAACCAATGCCATTAATTTTAGACCACATTAATGGTACCAACAACGATAACAGATTAGAAAATTTAAGGTTTGTTTGTAGTAATTGTGATTCTCAATTAGATACCTATAAGTCTAGAAATAGGAAGAGTGGCCGAGTGGATTAAGGCACCGCACTTGAAATGCGACGTGGGTGAAAGCCCACCGTGGGTTCGAATCCTACCTCTTCCGCCATATATTGCATGCTGCCTAAGTGTTAAAGGTTGCACACGAGTTTGTGGCACTCGTAGAACTGGATCGATACCAGTAGGCAGTACCAAGAAATTGCAGGAGATGGATACCTGTGGTCACCAATGTATCTGGTCGTGTGAATGCATTGGATATAGGTTTAGGCTACCTGAAATGTCCTGGTACACGATCGTCCAATCCATAAAATCTACTCCACGAAAAGGGAGATGCTGGATGGCAGTAACCAGCAATTAGTTTAGGGACGGCTGCTCAGACGGCGGATGGGCACTGGACTGTAAATCCAGCACATAGAAACGGAGTTGGTTCGAATCCAACCCGTCCCACCATTATATAACGCAGGTAGGTCGGCAAGGTGTCGACACGCTCTCATAAGGCGTCCAAGGTTGGTTCAATTCCAACTATCTGCACCAGATAATTCTGTTGCATTATAACCTAATATGTTCTATATTAGTGGTGTACTGAATAAGAGGCATATGCCTAACATATATTATGGAGTTTTTATATGACTAATACATCTCGTGTTCTTGAAGTTTTGGAAGCTGGTGAAGCTCTTACTGCAAAGCAGATTGCTGCTCGATTTAAGATTGCTAATCCTCGTGCAACCATCTCTGCTCTTCGTTCAGAAGGGTATGCAATTTATTTAAATGAACATAAGGATACCAAAGGTCGCGTGACCAATAAGTATCGTCTTGGTAAACCATCGCGTAAGATTGTTGCTGCTGGCTATAAAGCTCTCGGTGCAGAAGTCTACACGCGATAATAGTTAAGTCCCACCTCGGATGTAAAGGGGGGCTTAACGGCCCCCTTTTTATCTCTTCATGAATACATCAGTTGCAGTCCGCATCCAAGAGTACTGCGTAATTTTGTGTGATGCCAGTCTGGTGTATTCTTGTAGAGATAAAATGGACTCTTAGCTCAGTTGGTAGAGCA